CAATTGATAATTCGACGTTGTTGATCGCACGCTCAGCGACCCAGCAGGCACCAGCCTCGTCAATACCGGAGGCCTTGACCTTGAGTTCGACGTACATGTCGCCGACGAGATCACCGTTACGGGCAACGGTGACGGAGACGCGGCCGGAGTCAGCGGCAGTACCGTTCACGGTCTGCTCGATGTTCTCCATCGCGAAGTTAGTGTGGCGCTTGTATTTAGCCTGGAAGAAAGTTACCTCAGGGTTACCGGTAAGGTAGACATCCTGGGCACCGTAAGCGACGAGTTGCATAAGACCGCCAGCCATTTTGAGAGTTGTTGTACTATAAGCAGAGAAAATAATTTTGAATAAATGCGAAATTTCGCGATCCAGAATTTCTCAGTCTACTACAAATGTCCACACAGCCTGATGAAATTGAAGATGGTGAAATTCTGGATACCGAATCCGAGATTGAAATGGAGACTGACAGTATCATAGATCCTGGTGAGGATGAGGAAATTGATTTACCTGAGCTTCTCGGATCTCTGTTCGCAACCGATGAGGGTGACACTGTGTGCAGTGCTCTCGTTGGAATTTCTAGTCAGATCCAAGTCCAAAATAAAATTTTGGTGAAAATTTTAGCTCAACTTCAATCTCTGAAAACTAATTAAAAGAAAAACCTGTAGTATCATTAATATGGAAAATACCCACTTCATCGATAAGGAACCCAACAAGTATGAAGCTTTGGCAGAGCTTCATAATCAGCAAATTCGGTCGATGAATGAGGATCAGGGTACACGCCTCTTGTCAAATTTAGAGAATGCGTGGGGACTCCATGAAAAAGACTTTCTTAGTCACCAGATGCTGGGATACAACCAGTACATTTCAAATAATTGTTTCAATGAATATGGAGCTGTATCAATCAATGATATAGATTTGGTAGCTATTAAGACTATCAGAAAAAAGAACCTTGATTTCGCTGTAGAGTTAAGGAATCATATGAACAAGATGAAAAAGGAAAAAATGAAAAATGGAGATGAGAGTCTATCTGATGATTTGGGTCTTAGTCTAGATAAGCGTATTGCTAACATCATTCTACACATTGAGGATGGATATGAAAATATCCGACGTCACTACATCTCATACGAGCGTGTAAGTACTCCAACTGTTCAGCCCCAGTTTCCAAAGTTTTCAGATCCTTCTGCTATGGATGATGAAGAGATTGAAAGTATTTCACCGTATCAGAAATGTCTTCTGTACACTTTAGAAGAGACATACAAGTGTGGGTATCGTAGATACAAGGGACATTGCTGTGAAGAAATCAAGACTATTGAGGGGTACAGAACTAGAGCTTGGAATCCAATTTTTCCTATAGATCAATTTGTGTATTCAATTGCTCAAAAGGATTCATCATTTACAAACTGGAAAAACTTTACAAGTAAGGGAAGTATTTTCCGTGAGGTTATTGACCATGTATCCAAATGCAAAGATCAACAGTTTCCTGAAATAAGTAAGAGAAGACATGTATGGTCTTTCAAAAACGGTCTCTTTGTTGGTAAGGAATGGATTCCGGATCGAGGTGTGTATGACTGTCGTTTCTACCCATATGAGAGCTCAGACTTTGCGTGCCTAGATCCAACTATCGTTTCCTGTAAGTATTTTGATCAACAGTTTGACGACTTCTCACACCTGGAGAGGTGGCAGGATATCCCGACACCAAACTTCGATAAGGTTCTAAAGTATCAGAAATTGGATCAGGAAGTATGTGACTGGGCATATGTGATGGGTGGGCGTCTCTGTTATGATGTTGGTGAGCTGGATTCTTGGCAAATTATCCCATTCTTCAAAGGTATTGCGAGGTCTGGTAAAAGTACCCTAATTACGAAGGTATTCAAGAAGTTCTATGAAAGTGAGGATGTTGGTGTACTAGCGAATAATATTGAAAAGAAGTTCGGTCTCTCTGCCATCAAGGATAACTTCATGTTCATTGCACCGGAGATTAAGGCTGATCTTGGTCTTGAACAAGCGGAGTTTCAGTCTATCGTTTCAGGGGAAGATGTATCTATCGCTGTAAAGAACAAGACTGCTGTATCTATTGAATGGAATGTTCCTGGAGTTTTGGGTGGTAATGAAGTACCAAACTGGAAAGATAACTCTGGCTCTATCCTACGTCGTATTCTTCCATGGAACTTCACTAAGCAGGTTAGGGAAGCTGATCCCCAGCTAGATGAGAAGCTCAACAGGGAGCTACCCATCATCCTCCTCAAGTGCGTTCGTGGATACCTTGATTATTCTAACAAATACAGGGATAGAGATATCTGGAATGTTGTTCCGAAGTACTTTGAAATCATCAAGAAGCAAGTGGCGATGGTTGCGAGTACCCTCACAAACTTCCTTGAGTCTACATCTATCAAGTTTGGTGACGAATTGTGCGTTCCTCAGACCATCTTCGTGCAGATGTTCAACCAGCATTGTTCCGCAAACAACCTCGGTAAACCCAAATTTAACCAGGATTTCTACATAGGACCATTCAGTTCTAGGGATATTGAAGTCCGAGAAGAGATTGTTAAATACAAGGGAAGGACGTACCCTAAGCAACCAGTTATATTCGGACTTGACGTGATTGAGGAAAGTATCGGATTCACAGAGGATTATTAAAAAAAATAGTGACCAATAGTAATATGAGCCAGTCGGTTCAAGAATTTGTTCGTCGTTCTGGCGTGGAACTTCAAAGTCCCAATTCTGCGTCAAATTCGAATGACAATTTCGCTCGGCGTCTAGAACGAGACGTCGCTATGATCCAAGAGCGAAAAGCTCGTGAAAATAGGATAGCACAAGGTCAACAGTTCTTCCGTAGCCCTACACGACCACTTCCCAGACAGGCACGGATTCCCCCCACACTTCAAAAGAACCTTGTAAATAACCGGACATATGGTCGTTTTAAACAGTTTGAAAACTCTCCATTAGCCAACGAATTTGATGATGTCATCTTGAATTCTAATAACGAAAAAATGATTGAAAACTTATTAGCTGAACAGGGAATGATGAACAATAATGAACCTGAAATTAACACCAACCTTCTAGCCAATAACAATTTCGCAAAAGGGTTTGGTAATAACCTAAACTACATTGCCCCTCCACCACCAACTGAACTTCAGGTAAGTAAACTGAATACAGGTATGTACAATGCGATGATTAATAAAGACTTTGGACAGAAGAATGTTCGGATGGATCTTAAACCTTTACTCTTAAAAACACCCGTTGGTAGGACACCGATTGGTGAAGGTCTTTATGTAGACACGACCAAGATTGTTGGCTACTATGGTCAAATGCAAACTGGGCTTGAGCATACAAGGGAATTTGGACTAAAAGGCAATTCCACCAAAGTCATCAATAAGGTTCAGTTCAAATTTAACATTACCAATGATATTGAAACAAAGGGAGGAACCCTAGACTTCTATAGAAATGGTAAGATACGCTTCTCCGCTGGTTTCGTTGGTTCTAATATCGCCAATCAAGCGGAACTCTTACGTCGTTTCATGGTCAACACTTATACAGAAAAACAACCCTTCCTTTACGGTCCATTTGAATATAACAATTTAAGCGCTAAATTTAGGATCAATGGTGTGTTTAGAAATTTGGGAAGTATTGCTCTCAATTACAAGCAGTATGGGATGAGTAACGCGAGTTATGAACCCGAACTTACACCATTTCTTTATATTGACACATTTGATTACAAGTTTGTACTTACTAGGAATGGAAACGTCCAAATTCTAGGAACTAAAGATCCAAAAACTCTTCAAAGTGCTTACGAGTTCGGAACAAGGTTCGTTAAACAACTCGATAGAAATGGTGAAATTGAAGTAACAGGTGAGTTTAGTGAAGGTCTCAAAAAGACAACCAAGCCTAAGGCCAAGCCTAAGGTCAAGGCTAAGGCCAAGGCGAGCCCCAACAAGCTAACCAAGAATCAACTTAATGCTGTTAATGTTGATATGGCTGCGTGCAAACGTATGAGTAGAGGTGAACTTGTGGAATTGGCTAAAAAGTTAGGTATCGTCCAGTTTAGGGTAAAGACTTCGGATGGCACTAGACAAATGAAAAAGGATGAAATCTGTGAAAAGATTAAAGCCAAGAAGGGTGTTAGAACTGTCACCTACAAAAATACAACCACAGGTAAGAATATCAATCTTAAAAGGGGTGCTAATGGAAGATTCAAGATTGGTCGTGGAAGTTGTATGGGTAAAAAGGTAAAGGAACTCAAAGATATCGCTAAGCTTCTAAAGATCGAACTAACTGGTAAGGAGAAGAAAGCGGATCTGTGTAAGTTAATAGAAAAGGCTAGAAACAATATCGCTAATAAACCTGTAAAAAAGCCACTTTCCCCTAGGGCTCTAAAGCTAAAGGCTACAAATAATAAGAGAGCCGCTAAGGAGGTTGAGAAGAACATGAACCGGGCACTTAAAACAAATAATGTTGAAATGAAGAGAAGGCTCAATGAAAACTCTATCCGAAATGATCTCAATAAACTGTATGGAAAGATATGGATGAAGAGGTACAAACCCAACCTTAATGGGGATGTAAAAATTATTCAGAATAGGATTCGTAACATGAATAAAACTAACAAGTTGGGTCTACCTTTTAAACGTGATATAGACAACATCAAAAAGAGACTTGTCGCACAATGGAAGAGGGAACGTGTCCGTGATATGGAAAAGAAGCTTGTCAATATTAACGGAGTTAAGAATAATATGAGGAATAGGTACCGCCTCGCAGCCGTTAACTACATCATGAACCTTAAGAATCAGAAAAAGACTATAACGGCTGCTAAATTGGCTCAATTCAAGAAAAATTGGTTAAAGCGTATAGCTAATATTACTAATAATGCCCGTCCGAGAGGAATTAACCGAGCGGTTAAAGCTCGGATTGAAAAGATATAATCATGGTGTGAGGGTGGACGACGATACAAGGACATGGGGAACACCCACAGACTCTTGGTTAGATATGGCAAAGGAAGAACTTTTAGACGCTATTATTTATACTGTAGCAGATTACATTAGAAATGTTAGGAGTGAGGGAGATCGTGCACCCCTCAGTTTTCGTAAAAATGATGAGCCTGATGATAACAAACTCATCATGTCTATAATTGATGACTGGGAATATGTTGAAAGTCCACAACATAAGATGATGTTATGGAATCTCTTCAAGATGCTGAACAGTGACATATTTAGGGAATAGCTATTTGATTGCATGTATTAAATGTGGTGAAACACATCATAGCGATTGAAAATTGGTAAATAGCTTGTTCCCACATTCTAAGAACACAAAATGGTACTATCATGAGTCCCGCACACGTACCATGAAACACTACAACTGCTATCGATGCCTGG